AGTCGCAGGGACAGCTGGTGGGCGTGTACTTACCGAGCGTGATTCCGGTAGTTCCGGAATTCGACGACAGCAAGAACCGGCTGCAATGGAAATTCCGGTCGTCGCAGGCGCAAGGCACTATAAACAATGAAATCGCGGTGGCTTTTGGATAGGGGGATTGAGTTTCCATGATGTATGAAAGCGTGGCCACCGTCGCGTCGCGCGTGGCGAGCGGCGTGACGTTCACGGTGGCGAAAATGTCCTTCGGAAGACGGGCGGAACTGATGCGCCAAGTTCGCGAACTGTCCCGCAAGATGGAGTTCCTGGAGGCAGGCGAGGATGCAGGGCAGAAGATGGATGCGGCTCTGCTACGAGTAGAGATTGAGCGGGCCTACGTAAAGTGGGGTCTGCTCGCGATCTCGGGACTGGAAGTGGACGGTGTGGCTGCCACTCCGGACTCGCTCGCGGACATCGGACCGGAGGAGTTGTTTCAGGAGGCGGCCGCATTAGTGCGTGCGCAGACAGGGTTGACCGCCGAAGAACGAAAAAACTGATTGTCGCCTTCCACTTTGGACATTCTAACCAGGCCGGTTGGAAGTGCGACACTTGCCGGAGATCCGGCCTGGAACAAAAGCGACGGTGCGGATGGCTTCCCGCGGAGAAACTCGGGGTGACACGCCTGGTGTGGACGCGGAAGAATGTGACCCTGGACCAGTGCCCAAAGCCGTATATCACTGCTCAAAGCCTATCGCTGCTGGAGGAGTTTTTCATCAGGCGCCGATTTCGAACGATGGATAGCGAAGAATTGAGCGCCCGTCAAGTGGAGGCATTTCTAGTTTTGGAAAAGGAATTCGCGGCGGAATCCGAAACCGGAACGCGCGGGGAGCGCATTTGAGATGGCAACGTTTCCTCAGCTTAAGACAGGCGCGGTGGCACAGTATCCTGCCACCAAATCGGCTCACTTTCAGAATCAAACGGTTCGATTTCTCGATGGTAGCGAGCAACGGTATCGCGATTCGGCTGGCCCTCTGCATCAATGGGTAGTCCAACTAAGCGAGTTAGACGAGAGCGAGATGGCGGCATTTGAACAGTTCTTCGAAGATAATCAGGGCCGCCTCGGGAGCTTTGCGTTTACGGACCCGTGGGATGGAACACAGTACCCGAATTGCAGCCTCGCCAGCGATGACTTGATGTTGGCCTCCACGGCGGAAATGCGTGGCAAGACCTCGTTGACGGTGATTGAGAACCGGAACCTCTGATGCTCATTTATCCCCAACTTCCGACCGGCGCGCTGGCTCAGTTTCCAGTTCAGAAACAGCGCCAGGTGCGAACTCTTGTCAATACGGCAGGGGACGGAACGAGTATAAAGCTGGCTGACGCGGGGGCGGCGACCTTGGAGTGGCAACTGAAGTATGCCGCACTAAGCGATCCGGAACTGGCCACCCTCCTTCAGTTTTTTGCAGCGGCAGAGGGGACGCTGAACAATTTCACATTCGTCGATCCAACGGCGAATCTACTGGCATGGAGCAACGACTTAAGCAATGCAGTTTGGAACGCGGCGTCCTTCCTTTCGCTCTCCGGAGCCAATGCCGATCCAACGGGAGGAAACAACGCCTGGCTAGTGACGAACTCCGGCGCGGCGCCACAGGACGTGTCGCAAACGCTGACGGCGCCTGGCGGATATATCTACTGCCTGAGCGCTTACGCAAAGGCCCCCACACCGGGAACGCTCACGCTGTTACTCGGAAACAATCGCTACGGGCAGAATCTCAGCACCGTTTGGCAGCGGATTGCTTGCACCGGCGCCGGGGATCCGACGGCCTCATCGATCACGTTCGGAGTGGAGTTTGGGCCGGGCGCGGTGGTCGATATATTCGGCTTGCAGGTGGAACCGCAGGAAAGGCCATCCGTCTACAAGCCCACCACGACAGGCGGGTGCTACGAAAATGCTCGTTTGCGCGACGATACACTTTCCTTCACGACGACGGACGTAAATCGACATTCGGCGAGGGTCAATATCCTCTATGCAAACAATCTCTGATCTAAAAGAACAGAGCGTCACGGACACGCCGTTAATCGTATTCAACTGTATCCTCTCCAGCGGACAGATCGAATACTGGTGCACACATACGGTGACGGCTGGAGGAAACACCTACGCTCCGCGCGTGATCCAGCACAGCGCTTTCAATATCCAAACAGCGTCGGACCAGGGGATCGATGGAAGTCCGCAAATCTCGATTGTCCTTGCGAATGCCGACTCTTATTTCTCGGAAATCGAGCGGTCCGTCGGATGGAAGGGCGCGCGCCTCACGGTGGGAGTGCTGTTCTACGATCTGCCGAACAATGCCGCTCTCACCGATATTACATCGGTATTTCAGGGAATATGCAATCCTCCGGATCGAAGCGACGAATCCACATTTCGATTGACTGCCCTAAATCGCATGAGCCTGCAGAGGGTGTTTCTACCCGAAGTGCAGATTGAACGGCGATGCCCCTGGCAGTTTCCTTCGACGCCAGCACAGCAGACGGAAGCCGTAGACGGCGGGATCAACGGAAAGTACTCCTTGTATTACCGCTGCGGTTACTCGGCGGGACTGCCGGGTGGAATAGGTAATCTCAACGGCGCAGATCCTTACACAGACTGCGGCTATGCGCGCACGGACTGCCAAGCAAGGGGCATGTTCACACGATTCGGAGGACTAGAATTCATTCCGCCGGCGATCAGCGTCCGAAGCTACGGAAAGGCTTGGTCGACTTCGGTAGTCTCGACTAACCAGGCTCTCTACAACGACTATGTCCCGATGATTTACGGGACGGTTTGGCAGCAGCCGATCGTAACCTTTGCGCGGAATGACGGCAACCTGACCCGGATGGAGGTACTGCTGGGTATCGGCCAGATTCAGGGCGTGCTGACGGTGCTGGTCAACGACGTGGAAATACCGATCGGAGTCAGCGGTACCAGTATGACCGGCACCGGTTGGTACAACGTCGAGACTCTCGGGACGCGAGATGGCGCGCTGGATCCCAATTTCACGGACTCCACCGGGGCGCCCGCGGGCGACCCGTACGGGAGCATGGCGTATCTATCGGTGGTGGTTCCGAACCAGCTAAACAACGGCACATCCCTGCCCAGCGTGGAGGTGTTGGTGCAAGGCCTCCTGGTGCCTGTCTATGCAGCGGATGGAACCTATTTAAGCGATCAGTTCTCGAACAATCCAGCCTGGATTCTTCTGGATGTTCTGCGACGAAGCGGATGGTCGGCCTCGGAGATCGACGTTACCAGCTTTGCAGCAGCAGGGGCGTACTGCGACGAAGAGATCGCGGCCACCGACATCAACGGCAACGCAATCACACTGCCGCGCTTTCAATGTAATCTGCTCTTGCAAAACAGGCGAAGCGCCGGCGATGTGGTGCGAGGCATTCGCAATTGCGCGCGAATGTACCTTACCTACGGATCGAGCGGCGCTCTCCAAGCGAAGGTCGAAAATACGATCGCGCTGGAAAGTCCATCGCAGCAGGCATGGTCGAACAGTACCGAGACTCTAAATGGCGGCTGGCCGAGTTATGAATTTGGCGACGGGAGCAGTGGCTTCTCGGGAATTATGCGCAAAGCGAATGGGGCATCCAGCGTGGTGCTGACAGCCCGCAGTATCGCCGATACGCCGAACTGTATGTCGGTAGAGTTTCAGGATTCACTGAATGGCTACCAGCAGGACAGCTATGAGATGGTTGACCCGAACGATATCGCGTTAACGGGACAGACAACCTCGGCGACATTGATGGCGCTGGGCCTTCCACAGTTCGACCAAGCATCTCGGATTCTCAAGTTCAATCTCGACAAGTCGATCCTCGGAAATACTTATATAGCGTTTCAGACCAGCATCAAGACGTTCGGGGTTTCGCCGGGCGACTTGATTACGGTGACCTATCTCAAAGAAGGCTTCCTGCGGCAGCCGTTTCGAGTCTTGAAAATATCGCCGGCAACGAACTATCGAACTGCGACGATCACGGCGCAGTTGCACGACGATGCATGGTACGCGGACACCAACGGTCAAGCTACATCCGCTTCCGGGCAGGCAACCCAGAGCAATTCGGGTGTGGGACTACCAAACCCGTTACTCGGCAGCGTCGTCGACTCCGACGGAAATGTGCAATTCGGCATCGTCGAGACGGCCGCTACCAACAGCGATGGCACTTTGGAAGCCAGCGTCGTCGTGAGCTTCATTGCACCAGCCACGGTCGTAAGCACAGGACCGGGCGTCCCCTTGGTCAGCCTATCGGCGACAATCGGCTCAAGTGGATCTATTACCGGCGACCAGATACTTTACTACGCTGTGTCGGCGGTGGATGCCGCGGGGAATGAGAGCAGCCTATCGTTTGTGGTTATTGCGATCATCAGTGCGAGCGGTAGCAGCGTGACACTCACGGGCCTGAGTTTTACGACAGGGACGGCAGGTTTCAACGTCTACCGTGGAAGTTCGCCAGCGAACCAGCTGCGAGTTGCGTCCGGGCAGGCGATCGCCACGACTTTCATCGATGGGGGATTGACCGATCAATTGATTCCTCCGCCCGACCCGAATTTCGATCACGCGAATTTCTACTGGCGATCGGAATTGCAGCCGGAGGCCGCCGTGACAACCCATTCCCCGACAATGATCGGGAATGCTACGCTGCAGATGGCGGTAAACGGCTATGTGGGCATGACGGTACGGATCACAAGCGGCACGGGCGCTGGCCAGGAACGCAGTGTGACGGCTAATGACGCAATAACAATAACTGTCGCGAAGTGGGATGTGGAACCGGGCGCGACGAGTTTCTTTACTGTAGCGGAAGCCGCCTGGCACTTCGCGGCGGTCGCACAGAGCAGCCCGATCCAGTTCACGATTCCAAATCGAACAGGCGAAGTAGTCGAGATTACGGGCCGCTCGACAAACGTCAATAATCTCGAGTGCTCGCCACAACTCTCGATTGTGACACGTTGGACGATTGGCGGGTCGGGGAGCGCCGACACCCAAGTGCCGCCACAGCCGTACTTTGGCCTGGGCCAGGACCTGCAAGGCGGGTCGGTCGTACTAAGCGGAGTGTCATTCATGGATCTAACAAATACCGGCGGTGTATCGTCGGGAACTCTTACCCTCTACTACTGGAATGAGCTCCTGGGCACACCGACAACGCTATTGGCCGCGACTCTCGGGGTGGCAGACGCAGTACTTACGTTAAGCGTCGGAGGCTCCGCAGAGGCCGGGAGTAAGATACAAATCGATGGCGAGGTCCTCGCGGTGACGGCTGTGGCTGGCAATGGAACCCAATACGGTGTTACGCGGGCAGTAGACGGAAGCACCGCGATCGCTCATACGGCTGGAACACCGGTCTATCAGCTAGCCGGCCAAACGACAATCGTCCCATTTCCGCCAGGCTTCTTCGGGAGCCCCTATAGCGGAAGTTGGAACTACCCCATCGCGCTGCCGGATATTCGGATAGGGAGCGCGGAATTATTTGTCACGAACGAATTAGGAAACAGTCCGACGACCGGTATCTGCATCACTCACAACCAAGACAATGGTCTGCGGACGCTATCCGGCGGACAGTATTCGATCCAGGTGGACGGATTCCTTTCTATCGACCGATGCGTGGCGCCGGCCATCGTCGTGGAGACGGCGCGTTCCGTGCGCGACGTATTTGCTGTTTTGGGAACCGCGGCGGATGCCGACGTACAAGTGCAGATTAACGTCAACGGTGCCATGTACTGTGTGGTTATGTTTCCGTCCGGAGGGATCGCTTCGACCAGCATACTCGGGAGCGCGTTGCCGCCCCTTCAAGCAATGTCGCAGGTAACGGTTGCGGTGTTGTCGGTCGGGCAGACCAGCCCGGGAGCTGATCTCACGGTCGTCATCCGACTCTAATGGCTGAACAACTTACTAAGCTGAGGCCCGATCGAGACCTGCAGTGTTATTTCAAAGAGCCGTCGGCAATAGCGGCGCTCAGCCAGACGAGCACAAGCGGGTTCACTGTTTCCGGCTGTTGGCGAGATCCGTTCGATTGGGTAGTGCTTGAATGGAATCGCGATAACGTATTCGAGCATCCCCTCCTTCGCAACTTACCGGATGGCAATTTGAGCGGCGTTCAGCTCAGCTATCAGGAAGTTCGTAACAACTGCATTTCGATGGATTCTACCCTGTATCCGACTGTGGAGTGGCCATATCTGCGAATCTGGTCGGATAACGGCGGCGTGGAAACGCTCTACGATGTGCCGCTTTACGCGTCGATTCCGGGTCGCGCGACTCCGATCGGCCAGTTCACTTCCGCCACCGCAGTGTTTCAACTAGGCGGACTCCCCACACAGGGGGACTACATCGCATTAGCGTGGCTGGACCAGCAGTTTAACTATTGCCTCGCCTCAGTTGACACGCTGGAGACCGCGTTAGCCGGTCTCGCGGTGGCAATCAACCAGTCTGGCGACGGCACGGTAAGCGCATCCGCCAGTGGAACCCAGATCACTCTCACTTACACTGCAACCTCCGGTGCAAACGGAAATCGAGTCGGCGTATACGCGACGGTCTCGGGCGCAGGCACGGAAACGTGGTCGCCGGGCTATGGTGATTTCAGCGGGGGTATATCGCCGCAGCAGTGGCAGGTGAACCTGAATTTCGGGGCACTCCAGGGCTTTATCGACCCGGATCGCACGACGCTGGTTCCCGTGCCGACCTCGAACGTGAGAAAGATGCGCTGGACGTGGGCAGCTGATTTGCAAACCGGGAATTTCCAACGGAGCGAGTTTTCCGTGATAGTGACGAATTGGTCGGTCACGGGAACAAGCCTGCAATATCAAGTGGCCGGACCAGGCAGCTTCCGCATAGAGGATAGCGCCAGCGCGGTCACTTATTCAGGGGGCGGGTGGAGTAACGGGATTGGTAACTTTTCCGGGGGATCGATCCATTGGACATCCACAGTTGGGGGCGCCCTTCAATGTACTTACAATTCCAGCTTCAACCACACTCTCTACCTCGGAACCCGATATTTGACGTCGGGAGGAC